GGTGGGGCTGCCACCCGACAGGCGGTAAGCGAACGTGAAGCCCGCCATGTGCTTGTCTCCTTATGGTCAGGGGGTGGCGCCCCGCAGGGCGGTTCCTACCCCTACTTCTTGGCGAGCGCGGCGATGGCGTCGGAGACCTTGATGGTTCCGCCGACACCCTTCGCGCGCTTGAGGGCTGCGAACGTCTCGGGGCTCTGCCCGGTGAGACGCGCGGCTTCCAGCTCGTCGGCGGTGAGGTCGGGGGCGCCTGCGCCTCCTCCTGCTCCGCCGTCGGTCGGGGGAACGCGCGGCGTGGCCGGCGTGCCCTTCAGGATCGGCTCGCGCTCGATCAGCGCGGACAGCAGGTCGGCCACGTTGGTCGGCTGGCCCTGCTCATCGAACTGCACCTGCGAGCGATCCAGCGCGGCGATCGCAAGGTCGGCGGATGCCAACCCGAGTTCGTCACGCTGTCCGTACACGGCGAGGCGGATCCTGTCCTCTCGCCGCTCGTTGTCGATGGTGGTGCGCGCCGCGACCGCCTCGTCGCGCTCCTTCTGGAGACGCTCGGACTCGGTCAGCTTTTCGGCCTCGATCGCATCGAGGCGAGACTTCATCTCGCCCGCGTCTTTCGCCTTGGCCTTCGCATCCTTGGCCTCGTCGCGCAACTTCGCGATCAGGGCCATCGCGCGCTCCTTGTCGAAGTCGTCGTCCGCAGGGGGCGGCTCCGCGTCGGCGGGCGGGGTCGTGGTCGTGGCCGGGGGCGTCTCGCCCTCGGGGGGTGTCGGGTCGTCAGCCATCTCGGCTGATTCCTTTCGTCGGGATTCGGGGCGGCTCCTGGCCGTCCTCGGGGCGTGCATTGCGCGGGCCGGACTTGAACCGGCGACCTCCTGGTTATGAGCCAGGCGAGCTACCACTGCTCCACCGCGCGTCGATGCTTGCTAGGCGGCCTGCCTGACGGCCGCGTTGCTCCGGGCCTCGTCGAGCCCGGCCTGGGAAGTCGATGGTCCCCACGTCGGTGACTGCCGGCGGGCGACGAAGTCCTCGAGCCGCACCTCGCCGCGCCGGTAGGCGTCGAACTTGGACGGGCCGAGCACCGAACGCTGTACGCGCTCGGATGAGGACGCGAAGACGTCCGGGCCGTAGGGCACCGCGGCGGGCTCGGGAAGGTCGATGCCGAGGTCGCGCCACCTGACCGACAGAGGAGCCGCGACGCATCGGCAGTTCGGGTGCGTCGCCATCGGCTCATCGAGTGGGTGCTCGGTGCCGTTCTGCGCCCAGCAGGAGGCACAGGTACGGGAACCGAGCCCTGCGACCCAGACCCATCCACGGATCACTCCCGCGTTCTGGCGGTAGGTATCGCGGGCACCCTCGCGGTGTGCGCGCATGATCTCGGTGCGGCTGATCGTCAGCGCCCGTACCGCGTGGCCGCCGAGGGAACGGGCGATCTCGCGTGCCACCACGCGGGGGTTCGACCCGGAGGCGATGCCGTTGAGGATGGCCGACTCGATCGACGCGGCGCCGGCAGGTGCGATCTCGGCGAGTAGCAGAGCGAGCGGCGTGCCCGGTGACCCGAAGGCCGCTGCCTGGTTGATCGCCGCTATCGGCAGGTTGACGGTGGAGACCGTCAGGGGGGTCGCCGTGCGTACCATCTCGGCGGCCGTCGATGCGGCCTGAGACCGCGCGCCGCCGACCGTCTCGCGGATGATGGGCTCGGCACGCTCTGCAGCAGCGGTCAGTTCCTCGAGCGCCTGCGCCTTGAGCGCCTGAATGCGCCCGTCCTGGTAGAGCCATGCCCGGCTGACCGGATCGCCCGCCACGCGGGCCGCCTCGATCTTCGCGGCGATCAGTTTGGCCTGAGCGTTCAGCGAGCGGTAAACCTCGCCGTAGACCGCCATCAGGCGCCGGGCAGCCGCGGTGTCCAGCTCGATCGCATCGGCCCGCGCGGCGCGGGCCATCGCGTAGAGGTCAGGCATCCTCGACGTCGGTCGGTGGCGGCTCGGTCACGTCGCCGCCACCGTCGAAGAAGCGGGCGGCCTGCTCTGCAGCCTGGTCACCCTCCTCGGCTCGTCGCTCGGCCTCTTGGATTGGGTCGAATCCGAGGCGGGCGAGGAGGGTGGACTTTGAGACGCCGAGGGCGTGGTAGATGGCCGCCGTCTCGGCCTCGGCCTTGTCGTCGCGCGATTCCGGGGAATCCCATAGGGCATCGAGCCGGACGGTGGCGGGGTCAACCTGAATCGGCAGGTCGCCAGCGAAGGCGGCCAGGCGGATCGCGATGAGCGCCACGTCTTCCCAGCGGTTGCCGAAAGAGATCGAGCGGTCCAGGACCCGCTTCACGAGGCGCGACTCAGCCGTCTTCATCGCCTCGCCCGATGGCGCGTCGCCGCCGGTCAGCAGGTGAAGCGGCATCCCCGACCGGCGGGCCATGCGCGAGAGCGTGGCCTCGATGGTATCGAGCAGCGGCCCGACGTCGGCGGTGTCGAACTGTCCGAACCCCGCGTCCTTTGCCTGGGCGACCCACACTTCGCCGGGGGCGGTCTTGAAGCTGACCGACGTGGGATCGACTCCGGTCACCCACCGCTGAGGCCAGCCCTGATTGTCCACGACCATCGCGAGGTCGAGGACGTGCTTGTTGAGCAGCATCTGCTGAGGGACGACGCCGTTGAGCTCGGAGCGGCCGTAGGGGCGCCCCTGGGAGCGGTTGCGGAAGTGGACGACCGGGATTCCGAGCGGAGCGCCGGCGGCGTCCACCCAGGGCGTCGGCCAGGGTGCCGACGTGCCGTCGTCTGCGGGGGCGTCCATCCACCGGGCCCATCCACCGCGTCGGTCGGATGAGTGCAGCTTGAAGTACCGATCTATGTGCGCGGGGTAGTAGACGTTCATCCGGCGCACCTTCGCGCCGGAGGGGTTCGACGGTCCGGTCTCTGCGGTCGTCCACACCTTCACCGCGTGCAGCATCCGGGTCGGGTCGTCGTCGGCATAGACCGCCTTGACTGACTCGGGGGCGTTGAATGAGAAGGTCGGGCGTCCGGCCTCGTTGTCGTAGCCCACGATCCCGAACGAGTCGCCGCGGCTGAGGGCGATCGAGTGGACGACGCCGGCTATCTCGTCGAGTCGGTTGCCCCTCCAGAACACGCGGTCGAGCCACGCTGCGAGGTCATCGGCGGCGTCGCCGCCATCCTCGTCGCCGACCTGCGCGTCGAAGCCGGTGACGGTAAGGCGCTCGCCGACCATGTCAACCATCGGCTCGCAGAAGTTCTCCGCGAAGCGCACGCCCTTTCGCTCCAGGTACTCCCTGGCACGATCGGTCAGCTCGACGCGGTGGTCTCCCTCATAGAACTCGCGGTACAGCTCGTACTGCTCGAGGCGATGGGCGCCCATGTCCTCGCAATCGTCGAGGAACGTCTGCAGCGAATCGCCAACCGGAGCGGAGGTCTGGCCGTTGGAGGCGCGGATCATGTCGAGGGCGTTGGTCCCCATAAGCACCCCCTAGAACGACGAAGGCCCGACGCTCCGAGGGAGGGCCGGGCCAGTGCGCGGGGTCGGTGAGGACGTCCGCAACCTGCAACTCATGGGGGAGAATGCCCTATATCCGGGGTGCCGTCAAGCCGCCTACGGATCACGGATCACGGTCCGGATAGTTCCACGCCCGACAGGACACGGGAAACGGTGGCCTTCGAGCAGCCGACGACCGCGGCGATCTCCGCCTGACGCGCTCCTGCGCTCGCCATGTTGACGATCTCCGCGTTGCGTTCACGTTTGGCAGGCGTCTTTCGCTTGTCGGCCGGCCACTCGCGCTCGACGGGCGGCGGCGGGTCGGTTACCCACCGCGGCACGCGCACATCGGGCGGCATCCGGTGGGCGATGAACCCGAGCGCGCGCTCGAGGTGGGGGCGTGAGTCATCAGAGACGGGGGTGATTCCGTAGACCAGGCATCGCATCACCAGCGTGCACAGGTCGGGCTCGTTTGCCCTCAGCGAGTCGAGCGCACGCTCGACGGATGCGTAGCTGCCCGCCTGCCGGTAGCGGATGCGCCGCGCTTCCCATGCGAAGGGGTCGTCGATATGCCGCCCGCGGCGGGCCGCTTCGTCGTTCGCCAGCTTCGCCAGCTCTGAGTCGATGCGCTGACGGCTTGCCGCGTGAACCTTGCGGTCGTCAGTTCCAACCGGCTCGCCGGTGTAGCTGTCGATCTTGACCGTCCCCTTTCCCGCGCACGCCGCGCACGTCCGCTTCGCCCGGCCGAAGTGGCCGACGCCCCCGCACGGCTTGCAGTCGGCCCACTCCGACGGTGCGACGCCGGGGATGTCGCCGTAGCTCGCCGTCTTCGGGTCGGGCAGGTAGTCGAACAGGGACCGCAGGAGCGCGGTGATCTGGTCGTGGCGGGTCAAGGCGCTCACTCCTTGTCGATGTATTGGCGGCCGACGAGGCGCAAGTCGCCCCGCTCGTAAACGGTGCGGTGGCTGGGAAGCGTGCTGATCGAGCCCGCCGTTCCTCCGTCGATCATCAGGTCCCAGAGCGCCCAGACGCAGGCGTCGAGGTGGTCGGGGGACTCCTGCGAGTCGTGGGTGAACTGGCACATCTGATCTTCCAACTCGGGGAATCCGCGAACGTGCGACACGCGGCCCTGCTCGTACTTCATCGCGACCGGCTCGGCGCGGGTCAGCTTGCCACGGGTAGCCCGGACCTGGCGGACGGGGAGACCGGGGTAGGCGGCCTGTAGCTGGCGCTCCACGAGGTCTCCGCCCTGGTTCACCTCGGCGATCACCGCGCTCGCCGCGTACTCGTCGAAGGCGTTGCCCACGATGCGCGCCCAGACGTCCGGCGTCTCGCGGCAGGAGAGATCAGCGAGGATCCACGCGCGCTGATGCAGGTGGGAGAATCCCGCCACGACGATGCCGGTGAGACTGCTCGTCTCGTTCGCCGTATCGGCTGGGTCGAGGCCGATCACCACTCGCAGATCGGCGGGCGGGGCCGAGTAGTCGAACCACTCGCGGCGCCAGAGGGCTCCGGGGGTGTCCTCGAGCAGCTCGCCGTAGAGTTCCTGCCGTCCGATCCTGGTGCCGCCGTAGTGGCGGATGAGCCGTTCCTTGACCTCGTCCGATACGCCCGGATTGTCGAAGATCGTGCCGTGGGTGGTGACCGTGCCCTCTGCGGAGATCAGCTCCTTGAAGAAAGACA